TTCTGAGTTATCGTTTGCTACACAGCTCCTGAAAACCATCCCAGTGGCTTTGTCGTTGGACTTAAATCCAGAGCATCTGTTGCTTGAAGATGTAACGCCTTCACAAAGCACGTTCTCAGCACCAATATAAACACCACTGATATAACCACCACCCGTCACAGTGACCTTCCGCAGTTTGATGTAGTCACCACCGATGTAAAGTCTGGGCGCACCTGCTGTTTCAAGCGTACCTGCTGACAGGTTTATCGTAGCTGTTTCATCTGGGTAACTTTCAATAATGATCGGTGACTCAGCAGTGCCGTCAGAGTTAATCCTAAGATCACCTGTGCCTGCAACCGTGTAATCCACAAGGGAGTATGTGCCACCCTTGAGAAACACCACATCGCCAGCAGCGGCATTTTCAAAAGCGTTATACACATTCACAGGGTCTGCGTAGGTTCCAGCAGCAGATGCACCATAAGCGACACCTGACGCGGCTACGGTTGTGCCACGCGAAACATCAGTGGCTGGAGTGCTAAGGACACCCAGAACAACCGCTTCGCTTGTTATTTCTACACCCGCTTCTGTCACAATCGAATCAAGGAGACTCTCTGTAATCATGCCGTCGGGGTGGGGAAGCACTGCTGTTACACCTCTGGCCTCGCCTAGCTGCTTGGCTGTCATTTGCTCCGCAGTAATTGGCTTTGCGGTAATCTGCTCTGCGGTTAATTGGGTCATTTAACCACCCCAACTCTGAAATTTGATTTTCTTACCCGTGCTTTGCTTGCGGGTGATTCGTGGGAACAGGTCAGTAAATGCCCAGATCAAGGCATCGGCCCTGTCTGGTGACCTTAATCCCTGATACCCGGATACCGTCATGCCGCATAACTGGTCCTCAAGATCAGTAAAGTAGCCGATATGGTGTATCTTGCCCTGCTCGTACAATGCCGATATAGGCTCTGCCCGGACAACCTTACCCCTTGTCGCCGTTACCTCGACATAGCTGACATTGGGGTTTGCTGCCCTTACCACTGCTTCAACCATTGCCCCACCGTAGTTACGCTCGGCCACGATCCTGTCAGCAGAGTGACGGTCATAAGCATCTGTGGCAATTCGGCCCCACTCATTCGGTCCATAGCGTCCGCTCAAGTCCTCAAGCAAGTATCCGTGTCCGTCAGTACCCAGGGCGGCGACAACGATCCCAACCTCATCTGATCGGGTATCCTCGTCACCACTACAGCCACTCGGGTCAATAGCGACAACTATCCGCAGGAAGTCGGGTATGTTTTCTTCAGCCCTGCCCAACCGTCTTGAGTTGCCTATCGTGTCATCAGTCCACAAGGCTCCGTCTGTGTCATCAGCAAACTTACCCAGCAAGAACCTGTTCCTGGCCTTTTCAGGTAACCCGTCCAGCATGTCCAGGTATTCTTCATCGAGGTTATCGAGGTTATCAACCGGGTTAATCAGCTTGAACTGGTAGTTATTCGGGCGCTTCTCGGGCTGGTTGGTGTCAGGGTTGACCTTTTCGATGAACCGCTTGTACGTCCAGTGACGTTTGGATGGGGGGTTGAAGTCGTAATACGCTTTAGTCCTGAGTGTCTCTGTCTTTTGGGCTAATCGAGTCAATGCCAGTACGACCGAGCTGTAGGGTATCTGGGAGCATTCATTGAAGTAGACAGTGGCGTACTCCTGGCCCAATATCTTCTCTGTGCGCTCCTTGTCATCAAGCCCACCGAACCATATCTCCGATCCGTTGGGGAATGTCAGGAACCAGTCAGTCTTGTTTAACTCACCGTGTGCGTATACACCGGGGAAGCACAGATCAAATACCTTTGGCAGTGTGTCGTAGATGACACTGGCCTTGACCGCATTAAACCTGAATCGAAAGATAGCGTGTCTGCTGTTTGGCTCTTTCAATGCCCGGAGGACAACTGCCCGGACTAGCAGAAACGTCTTGCCGGATCTGGACCCACCACCTAGCCCGACATGCGTTGCCAGACTGATGAGACAGTCCATTGCATCGTCCTGGGCTTTGGTGAGGTTAAACTTCGGCATCTTTGCCCTCAATATTGACTGTCACGCCCACATTGCCGGAGACATTGATCTTGCTGCCCTCTTTGCGCTCCAGTACCTTCTGGGCTATGGCTGAGCTGCCATCGTTCAGATCGTCCATCTGGATTTTTCGAGCCTTCATAAAAGGGTTTTGCTTGAGGGTTTCTTTTCGCTCCGAAAACTCCTCATTTTCAGCCGCGTATTTGTACAGGGTTGACGGAGCTATGTCGGCATAAAGACATGCTTCTGTGTCTGGGCATCCCATGAGAAATGCCTGCTCCAGTTTTCGGAGAGTTTCGTCTGTCATCCTGCTAGGGCGAGCCATAGGATTAGGCCAACCTAAAAAAACGCGCCACATGGACGCGCAAGGAAGGGGACTGTGGAGTGGTTATGGACATACACCGTGTCTCACGACAATGGGTTAGCCTTAGTTTATGCACACTTTTGGGTTGCGTGTCTACCACTTTGATCCCGTCCGGCGTAACCATTCAGTTTGTTGTTTTCGGGTCCGCTTCAGTGGTCGGTTGAATGCGTTGTTGGCTGTGTGGTCTATCTGCTCAATGGTGCCACCTGAGTTGAGGTATACCTGTACCTGGGATTCGATCTCGTCCCTCAACCGCTTGTTTGGGCAAGAGGTTGCCGGGTCCAGCTCGGGGAAATGCCTAAGTTTGTCCGACTGCTCCATTTTCGCTCTCCCAGATTTCTCGTGTGATCTGAAACTCTCGCCCGATTGCCTTTGCAGTCCGGTCACACGCATCGCACTTCCAGCCGTTGCACAGGTCTTGCTGATTCCATGCAGGGTGCATGTCGTTACCACATGCCCCGCAAATGACGTTATCAATCAAATCTGGCATTGGTGATCCTGGCTCGCTTGGTAAATATGCGCTTGACCCGCTTCAAGTACTCAATGTCAAACTTCCGAATGCTGTTGTCATTTTCCAACGCCTCAACCCGGTCCAGCCCGATACGGTCAATGAGTCTTTTTCGATACTCAACGATATTCCCACTCAAATCCCGGTTGTCGTGCTTTGACTGCCCGTGACAATTCCAAGTGTTAACCTCAAATGGGCTGCGGCCCCAGTTGAGCGGTAATGACCTGCATCGAAATGACCTCCTGTGAATCGGTCCTGCTCCATTCGACCTGATGATATGCAGGGCTTGCCCTTATCCCTTGCGCGGATGTACGAATTGAATGCTGTTTGGGCTTCCCGCAACCACTGGGATTTCGTTTTCAGCTTTTCCTTTCGCTCCCTCAGGTCGGCTCTGGTTGCCTTCTCAGCGATTTTAGCTTGCTTGGTGCGTGACAACGCCAAAGCACAGGAAATGCCGCAGGCGGCTTGCAGGGACGTTCTAGGGGTATATAACGACCCGCATTCACGGCAGGACTTAGCTTTATGGGTCTTTTGCAGCATCTAAATGCCTCTCAAGCTCCATCAAGTCCTCCAGCGCAGCATAAGCTGTAGACCTGGCATCATCAGAATTCATGCCTTTGGCTATAGCGGCCAGGTATGTGCATATCCAAAATTCGCGTGGTGTCATGTTGCACTCCTCATTGCTGCCCTCTCGCTGGCCTCTGCCGTCCGTTTAGCTTCAAACAGCGCCTTTGTGGCGTCATACCTCACCCTCGCCCTATTCGCTGCTGTACGGGCTTCTGTGGCGTCCTTCATGGCTTCGCGGTACAAGTGGCTGGATAGCGCAATACTCTCAGCCTCAGCCATTGAACATGACTCCTGGCGTTTCGCATCAAGGGAGTACTGGGCCTTCAGGGATTTCAATGTCCCCTCAAGTAACTCAGCCGCTCCGTGCTTGTCTGCCCAGTCGCTACCTGCCTGGACAAAGGACTTGTAAACATCACCTGGGATTAAATCACTCATCCGTACACGCTCCTGTCCCGGGACTTACTGCTGTCGCCTATGTATTCGGGACTGTTTGCCTGAAACACAGCTTTAGCAAAACCCATAGGGGTAGCACTGCGAATATTTGCCCTCTCCGGTCCGGGTGGTTGATGGTGGATGTATTTGGTGTCCGGTTCCTCAAATAGGTCGTGCATTCTTCGGGGCGGCATAATGAAATCGCCTGAAGTCCATAGCCAGGTCTCCTTCGTGTAGTTCTCTTCGTTGTCGATATACCCGGAGTAGTGGCAGGGGTGAAACTTGTGGTCAGGTGAGCGCCAATAGGTGGATATCGTGCTTACTGGATTCTCAATCAAATACGCGCAGCCAAGTTTTTCTACAAACTCAATACAGGTTGCAAAATACCCGATTGATTCCTGCAATGCTCTGAGCCCTTTTCCTGCCATCCATCTTGACCCGGATACAGCTAGGTGCGTACAGGGAGGGAAGCAGGATACAAATTCGAAGTCATACCAATAAAAACCACTAT